GTTATTTAGATTATCACTGGACGTACATACCAAAGTGTTTTTGTCAACAGCAAAACAACATAATGTTCCAGTGCACATTATTTTTGTTTCTTTTGGAATGACAAATGGGCTCTCTAAAAGAGAAGTGCATCCATTTAAACACAACGCGCACAACAAGAATAAATGCTTCACATAATCATGTGGTAAAAGTATTAGCTTTTCTTTCTGGCAACTGTTTTTTTAATAGGTTCGACCGAGGGCGGCGTCAGCTTGACCAGCACAGCATCCAATATAAGGCAAATAATTCCGCCCGCAAGCCCCCAGCAAATTAATAAATTGGGGTGCCAGCTTTGCCCCGATAATAAACAAATTAACCAGCCACAATGAAACCCCAAACAGAAGTAACAATCAAATAACTTATAGAAGAAAACTCCAACATCTTTATTAGACATAAGTTGGTTTCGCCATAAAGCCATCAAGCCCCAAGGACCATCGTTTTCTTTTATGAAAAATGCAAGCCCATAAATTGTCAATATATAAATTAATATTTCCATTATGATTTATCCGTTGCTTCTTCGGCATTTTCTTTATCTCGTTGAGCATAGTAATCCCACATAAACTCTTTAGCTTCAAGACAATCTTCCATACCAATCTCTTGATATCGTTTATACTCTTTATCCCAAGCATTACAAAGTCCTGCATAACAAATATTGCATTCCATATTTCCTATACATCTACATTTCACTTCATTATAAACTTTTTTCATGATAATATTATTAACTCGTTTTTGTTTTCCCAGTTTTCTTTTTTTCCATTGATACAATAGCGCGCCGCCAAATCAATCACCTGTTTATCAGTATATAATTGTCTAATTTCAGGACAATCATCATAAGATAAAACCCAATTCTCTCTAATTTCTAATATCTTTGCCAAAAACTCGTGATGGGCAGGCTTCATTTGTTCAGGATATAATGAATCACCCTTAATATAATAGGGCGGATCTAAATATGCAGGACAATTAGTCATCGTTAAAGATTCATATGAGCTAAAATCATCATTAGAAACCTTAGTTCGACTCATTAATAACTCGTGGCAGACACGAATCTTCTTCTTTAACGCAGTAATATTGTATCGACAATCAATATTGTATTGACTTTTCTGCTCTTTACCACCAATAGGTCCGCTGGTTGAGATGCCAGAGAAGGTTGTACGGTTAAAAAAGATTGCTCGATAGGCTCTCTCCACGATATTGTTTGCTGGCGTCTCACGTAATTTATAAAATAGTTCTAGGGTTGGCTTAGCCTCCAACAGATCGAACAGCTCAAACATTTTAAGACTATCTACAGAGGCGACAACTTCCCAAAAACTAGAAATATTAATATCCTTATCATTAGCATAGAGCTGTATGCTGGGATATTTCTTGGCAATCTCTAAAAGAACGGAGCCTCCTCCAACAAAAACATCACAAAATTCGTTTCTACCAGCCATCATCTTGTCAATATGCTCCATTAAAATGGGAAGCATCTTGTTTTTGGAGCCTGGGTAGCGAAACGGTGTTACAGTTGCCATAGTTCGTTTTTATATTTCTCTAAATCTTCGTAATATACAGCGACTTTATTGCCGCGCAAGCTTGCTTTCTTCATTTCTTTGAACAATTTCTTGTCATGTAGCCACTGAACCTTGACAATTGCTCTCACATTACCAACTCTTTTAGGAATGTTAAGGGCAATGAAGGCAACATAGTGGTTGGGATCAGTGGTTTTGAACACTCCAGTGTCGCAATCGTACTTCCCACCATTGCCATATTGGAAAACCCACGACTCTCCGTAGTGATCTGCCGACTCTCTGTCTTGAGATTTGACACCAATATGAACTCCAGAGGTAGAATCTGTTAGATCTGGACTCCAAGACTTATCTTTTTTGGAATAAATTTGATAATCTGGCTTAGAAAGCTCTGGATAAATAGATGAAATCTTTTCATAAGCGCCTTCTTCGCCTATTTTTCCAGTTCTAATGTCTCTCATAATTTTATCTATGTCAAATTGATTGCGACTAGCATACTTATCAGAGCTGGTGTTGACAGAACTTTTAGCAAAAGCCGTACATTTTAATAAATTGTCGAGAGTAATTGTAAATTTTGGATCGATAGTCGTCATATGGCACCTCTGACGACATATAACTCGCCGCTAAGAAGCTAAATTAACCATATTTACGGCACGAATAACATTTAAAAGAGCCGTCTTTTTGATTTGGCTCCTCCGCATATGGATAAATTTCATTGCAACTGACACAAGTTGCTCCGTTAAGATATTTCTTTTTGCTATTCGGCGCACATTTGCCAGACTCTTTGATAATTACTGGATAATCATCGTCAGGTAGCATGCCCTCTGGCAAGTTTAACTCGAAATTAAAGCTAATTGATTCGCTTTCAATCTCAATTTCTTCATCTAATACACGAGTATTTTGGGCTGCCGACACTAGCGCAAGCTCATCATATAATATTGACATCTGATCGGCGGGAGAGTCAACAACTTGGTGCATATTACTTAAGTCAAAAAATATATCAAACATAATAATCCTTATCTTTCAAGGACTATATATCGAAATTAGTAGCTAATAAATTATTTAACTAAATCCAAGAACGCTTCTTCAGAAATTAAAGTCGTTCCCATCTTACGAGCAGCCTGTGCTTTAGAAGAGGTGCTATTAGGATCAGCAATTACTAAATAAGTAAGCCCCTTGCCAACCGATCCTTTGACATCGGCACCCTGATCTGCTGCCATCTTCTCTAACAATGGACGCTTCATTTTCATTGCGCCGGTAAAACATACGGACTTGCCAGTCATCACGCCATGAATCTTGGCTTTGATAGTAATTCCGTTCTCAATAAGCGCAAGAATAATTTTTTGATTATGCTTTAATCCATCTGCAAGAAACTTTGCCTTAGTCGGACCCACGCCAGGAACCTGTTCAAACTGAGCGGCGCCAAGCTGACCAAACTTTTCAAGCGTATCACATCCGGCATTCATAATAGAGCGAATGGTTGAGCCGCCAATAGTTGGAATGCTAAGCGCACCAAGGAAAATGTCAAGAGAAATATTCGTATTAGTCGGATCCCAAAGGATTTCAAAACACTTTTGAGCCGACTTCTCGCCCATACGATCCAAATTAGCAAGGTCATCGACCGTTAAAGTATAAAGATCAGCCACCGTGACAACCTTATTAGACTGTACAAGCTTCTCAACTAACGTATCTCCCCATTCAAGTAGATTAAGTTCCTTGACCCAGTTCTTAATTCGACCAATAATCTGTGCCGAACACAACTGAGTGTTGGTGCACATAAGGTTTTCACCATCAAACTTAACTACAGCACTACATTCGGGACAATGTGTAGGGTGATCAATCACCTTACCAGTCCCCTTAATCAACTCTTCAATGCGAGGAATGACATCATTAGCTCTAACAACTAGAACAGTTGCCCCAATGTCAAGCTTAAGCTCTTCAATATAAGACATATTGTATAGACTGGCTCTAGTAACAGTGGCTCCAACTAGAACAACCGGGTCAACAACTGCCACCGGAGTCAGCCGTCCGCTGTTACCAACCTGCCAAATGATATCTCGGATGATTGATTCGCGAGATTCGTTGTCAAACTTGAATGCCATAGCGCCTAATGGGCGCAGATCCTTGTCACCCAACGACATTTGCCTTGTCATATCATCGATACGAATGACTAAACCATCAATATCATAGTCTAATTTATCGCGTTTGGTGTCTTGATAGTCTCTCCAATGCTTGTTGACCTCATCAATAGTCTTGTAAGTCCAGAAATTAGGGATGCCCAGCTTATTATTCTTCAGCCAAGTGAACTGTTCGACCTCAGTTTTAAAGTCTACATCACCTAAAACCTGATAAAACAGGATGCCAATCTTGTCAACACCAACTCCATCAAGTCTTTTGGAGACACCGGAGGCAGCGTTACGAGGATTAGCCATCTCTGAGAAGTGAAGCTTCCACATAGTCTTTGTCATAATGATCTCTCCACGAAGAGACCCATTGAAATCTAGCCCCAAATCATTGTTAACGCCATGCATTCTGCATACATTAGCTGTAATATCCTCGCCAGTTGTGCCGTCGCCTCTAGTGATCGCCTGGATCAGCTTACCAGACTCATAGATAAGCTCAATTGAAAGACCATCAAGCTTCTCAGTAACGAACCATAACGTCTTGTCGCTCTTATCTTTTGCCCAATCAGACATCTCAATAGGTAGATTAACCTTGTTAAGAGAGCCCATTGGAATATGATGCTTGGCTTTATGCCACACAGAAGGTCCAACTGGAGCGCCAACGGCAGTTAATGCAATGTGATTCGGTACAAGAACACGTAACTCATCACACCAAGCATCAAACACCTTATCTGAAACGGTAGGTTGATTGTTGTAATAGTCAATTCTAGCTTGAGTAATCTTATCTGCAAGCTCTTGAGTTCGATTCTTCGACATTTTCAATCCTCTTTAGGGCTGGTAAGTGCGCTCCAGTTAAAAGGCGAGGGTGGGGCACACGACGCTCACCGTCGCGTTTTAACTTAAGCTCGCTGGGTCGGGCTGTCAAGCTGGCACGGATCTTGCTTTAGGCGGTTTTTTCTTCTTGCAATTCAATAATGGTAGCGTATCTTTCCACTAATCTTCTAATTTCATCTCTAATAATAGTGGCATTGTCCTGATATTCAGGAGGAATTAAAGTTACCATACGATCAAAAATAGGAAAGTACTTTTCTTTAGTTTCTTTAACCTGTTTCTTTTTAAACTCAAGACTAGTTCCAGGTATCATTAAAGATCTAAGGTTATCTAGCCTATCACACGCTTTAATAAGAAGGACTTTCCAATTATGACAATTGTTTAATCTTTCAATATATCCTTCTTTAGGGACCTTACTAAGTAGTTTAATCATTGATACTACATTAGATCCGAAACTATGTTCTAATAATTCAGCAGTTAAGTCTGCACAATCCTCAATAGAATCGTGAAGAAGTCCCGTAATGACCATATCACGGTCTATAATTTTCATTTCATCCATAAGAACAATGGCGACACGCCTAACATGTTCAAAATAACGAGTGGGTTTCCCTTCAACCAACTCTTTTCTTACCTGGGCACGATGCCCGAACTTGGCAAGACAATATGCAAGCTTAACATCTAGCTGATCTGAAGGGCTAAAATAGGGCTGTATTCGGGCTTGAAATGTTTCTTTATTTTCCAACATGTCGTTTCTCCGCCCGCCATATATTAATAATCTGTTCTTTGGTAATATTAAAATGTTTCATAACTGCTTGAAGTAAAACATAATCAGTATGAGACTCATACCGACAAACTACACAGGTAATTGGTTTAGTTTTATCAATGTGACATTCACCATCCAAAAAATCTTGATATGCTGGATCAGCTTCTTCTGGTTCTTCTTGAGTTGCTTGGTCTAAATAGTTGTCAAGTTTGCCACACTCTTTGCTACAGAATGAATTTCCACAATCACAGTAACAAGCATAGTCACTATCATCACGATAACCTGTTTGACATCCGTTGCACTGTAAATAATCGACTCCCATTACCTTATCTCCACCTTTAGCTCTTCTGCAACTCTTTTCGTAATAGCTTTTTGAGTTTTATTAACTTCAGAGTTCTTTAAAGTGCTATCCATAGATCTATATGTTACTCTATAACACTGAGAGGTGCGTCCATTTTTCTGAAATTCATCAATTAAAACTATAGACTCAATTAGGTTATTTCGATCCTCATCCCTAGCGATGGAACAAAGGTCATTATATGAGAATTCTGGGCTGGTAAAAAAGGAAATATCCTTATAACACATCTCATATTTGGAATATGGTTTGAATTGCGTCACTTGTCCAGCCTTGAATTGGCTTAAAAAACGTGGATCAGTGCTCCAAAACAATCTAATATCTGGAATATTGAACATTACCATAGCAAGGCGCTCTATACCTAGACCAAAAGCCCAGGCTTGGTGGTCTGGCAAGCCTAAATCTGCCATAATATCAGGGTGAACGGTGCCTGCGCCTAGCAATTCAAGCTGTTTTTCTTGGTCATCCATCTTGAATTTAGCACTTACTTCCACCGAGTCAACTGTAAATGGGAAGTAAACGTCCTCATAATCGGCGTCTTCCAAGAATTGATGCGATGAATTAGGTCCAAATAGATGCGTAATTAGCCCAGATAGCCTATTTCTTAGGTCTTGCTTCACATCTACGCCATTGGGCACAATACAAAAAGCATCAATTTGATGAAATACAGGATAATGAGTGGCATCAATAGCATCTTTACGGTAGACATCACCACAAGTAATATACTTAAGTTGACTATGACCAGTGGTTGACTTACCCATTGGATAGAGATAGCATGTCATATGAGTACGAAGGCACTCAATATCGGACTTATAGAAGGTGTCTGTTGGTTTTCTAGATGGATGATCTGCGGGAACGCGCAATCTATCGAAGTTATTCTCAATAGAAACGTATGGATTATCAATTTCAATCTTTGTTAGATCGGAAAAATAGTTAAAAACCATTTCTTTAACAATACAAATGGGATGATCTTCATTTCGATAAAGACACCTATCTATTTTATCACTGATGCTGTGAGGTATATTGCTCATTTTCCACACCTCTATAAAAGAATCCATTAATGTAATTTCTGTCTTGAGAAAAAACAGGTATTTCAGTATCTACCACCCACTCAGAACGCTGCGCCATAAAGACCTCTCCAGTCTTAGGGTTCTTTCCCTCTTTTAGAGTCGTCTGTTTGACAATGCACCTACCTCTTTTTTGAGTAGTAGGGCAGTCATTCCAATTTGTACCTTTCTGAAAGCACAGCTCCTGTAGCTCGGCGTTAGCCTTGTTCTCTAACTGCTTGTGAGAGTATAGGGTTCTTGCCAGCATTTGGACAGAGTTGCGTGTTGCATCTTGTTGACGCCATAAGAAATAGTTACAAACATCGCTTTCAGGCATAACGAAGGCTCGACTATCAAAGTAAGCGGGCTTAAGTATGGGGCTCCCACACTCGTTACCATCATAATCTTGTTCGTCATATCCCCAAATACGCCAAGAGTTCATTGTAAAAGCAACGCTTGCCATAGAGGCAGAGATACTGACCATCTTTTGAAGGTTGTTGTCGAACCAAGATTGAGTATCTATCTCCTGATAGTTATTTAACAGGATTGAAATCTCATCAGATTGAACATAGGCTACCTGGGCGCCCTGAATGTTCTTGCAGAGATACTTGGCAGTCTCGTCCATACAGTCTACCAAACCCTTGTCTACGGGGCGTTTACAGCCCTTGGTATAGGTATGAAAGGCTTTTCCATCAATCCTAAGAATAACGGGCATTCTAATTGGTAATGAAATGCGATATGCACTTTCATAAATCTTCATACGGTCGCCTAATGAATCATTTGACATAACTTAATTCTCCCAAAACAACTGACCTGCTAAATAAGAAACATTACTTCCTGCCATATGCGGAATTAGAAAATCTAACATATCTACAACAATAGACCAATCAAAATTATAATCAGATTGACTTCTATCTATTTCATCAATAAATATTGAATAATAAAAGTCATTAGAATTTTTTAATGAAAAAGTTAAATTATCTAACATGCCCTTCTCATTAAAAAAATGAACCAATGTGCATAGATAAATCATTGCATCCCATTCGGCATAGGGACCAATTCCCCAAGCTGGATTAGGAAGGCAATCTGTGGCAATTAATTCACCTTTTTCATTTGCCAATTTATTAGCAATAAGGTAATCTTTAATTGAAAAATTCTTCATTACAAACCTTCTAAATGTTATATTATAATTATGAGAAAAACTACAATAGCTTATATTAAAGCTGCCTTGCGCCGAACTTGGGGAAAATCAAAACAAAGACAAGGCGCATTAAACGCAGCCAAAATCTCTTATGGAATATATAAATGTGCCTTATGTAAAACACATACTAGACGCAAAGATATAAATGTCGATCATATTGTAGCAATTGGTAGATTTACTACTTTTGATCTTTATATTGAAAGGCTATTTTGTGATACATCAGGATTAAGAGTTTTATGCAAAGCATGTCATAAAGTTAAAACTAAATCAGATGTAAAGAAAATGAATAAATAATTACTTTAAGACCTGTAATTTTTTAATCACTTTGGGAGCTTCACTTCTCCGCATTGGATAAAGTCCAATTACGGTCTCGCTTCCAGATGCAATTTCTGTCAAACCAGCATCAACAACAACTATGCTAGTATGTCCTTCTACAAAAGAAGCTTTTACTTTAAGCCATTCCTTATCATCGGCTCGTAAAACTACCTTGCGAAATGAAGTGGATAGCCACTCTTCAAAAATATTAGTAAGAGATAATAGATTTTCATTACTAGTATCCTGCTTCCATTTATAAAGATGTTCCCTAAATAATATCAGCAGCATTTGAGAAGCATGAGCACATTGAGCACAAGCTTTTCCAATAGACATTCCTAATGATTCTCGGACAATCAAATACATTACAATGGGGTCTTCTTGAGCAGACCGTTTATCGACAGCTTCAGGCGAATTATGATCTTCCATGCGGTCATAATAATCATTAAAATAGGCATGTCAACCCACGCCAATATTAAAAATTAACCACCATAATTTGTTTTCCAATAAGGAAAGCCTAGCAGCTTAAACAAATCTAATGGGTCAACTGTAGCATCATATTGAGTTCTAGTAATACTACCATAATTTACAACTGTAGGATTATCAAATTTAAATTTTAAAGTAGGATTATCAACAAAAATTACACTACTTCCATTACCGCCAAATAGAAATAGCCTATCATCTATAATACCTATTTGTGACTGTTCAATTTGTCCTGGAATACTTTTATAAGTATCTATCCATGATGTTATTGGTGCAAATAAATTACAACTTAAAATTCTAGTTAGTGTTCCGGAAGGGAAAGTAGGTCCAATTAAATATCCTTTAGTGGCAATAGTAAAGAATTGGCTGTAACAAGAAGCCATAGGTAATACTCCTACTAAAGACCAAGAAGTAGGATTAGTTAAAGATGATCTATAAATATTACTAGTTGGAGTATCTGCTTTAAATAATCCTCCAAATAAATAATTATATCCGTCTATAATACCAAGTTGAGATCCGTATAATTTAACTGGTAGAGATGCTCCGGTATCTACCCAAGCTAATGGATTAGTAAGTGGCGCTTTAAAAATAACTTCACTGGCATAGTTAATTTCAAATCCGCCATATAGATATAGAAATCCATTTGCTATTCCTAATGAAGAGCTATGAAGATTTCTTGGCAATAAGTGCCCATGGTCAGTCCATAATAATGGATTTGTTAATGGAGCAGAGAATACATTATCTATTGCTACATCTCCAGTATAGCCTCCAAATAAGTATACATAACCATCTACAATAGCTAATTGTGATAAACATACTGATTTTGGTAACGTAGCTCCGGTATCTGTCCAGTCGGCAGGATTATTTAAATCTGCTCTAAATATTTTATTAGTGGTGCCATATCCATCATAGCCGTCAGCATCATAGGCATCACCATCTAAAGACCCGCCAAATAGGTAAGCATATCCATCTATTATTGCTAATTGTGAATTATAAATAGCTTTTGGTAACACTCTGTAAGAAGTAGACCAGCTTAAAGGATTAGGTAAATTGAAATCTACTACAGCATATCCATCCAAAATAGAATAGGCTGAAACATCTAAAAATGGTTCAGGTCCTGATTTTAGACCAGTATAATAATATCCGTCATAATCAGGAGTATTATTAACGACCCAAGTTCTATGTTGTGTAGGGGATGCATTAAAATCTAATCCTACCATTTTGTAGCGTGCCATGCAAATATGCTACAATATTATACTACTTGACCTCAAAACAACACAATACTTCTATTACTTTTTTCTGAAAAGAATGCGCAGAACAAGGTGAATGCCACCCATCTAAAATTAGCTTTCTTTTAGCATCCCAAACTACTGCATGATAGTCTTCAGCACCTTTATACAGCACTTTAACTACCACAAATGCATGGCGCTTTATTTTTTTAATAATAGGGCTATTGGACTTTATAATGTTAATTTTTAATTTTTTGAAACAATTAAGAATATCTTCTAAAGTGGCGCCATAACTCTCGTATTTTTTTCTTTTGGGAAGTATGGTTTTTAAAGCTTTTTCATAAGTAATTCCCGTAAGAGTAGCTATGGCACAAATAGTGCAATCTGTACAATGTCTTGGCAGAACAGAAATTAAGTCTTTCATACAACCTTTTTATCATCATATTGAGTATATTTGCTGGGCTTAGAAACAAGGTAAAGCTCTTTTTTAGCCCTAGTTACCGCCACATACCATAAGTTGTCTTCTTCTCCTCCGGCTCCACTTTTTCGGTAGGTGCCGACGAGAATAAAGACACGATCGCGCTCCAAGCCCTTGGCTTTATGAGTTGTTGAAAGTATAACTTTATTATCATCAGCAACATCATTGAATAACTTTTCTATAGTTTCTTTGAGATCCTTTATCGTCAAAGTTCCTTCGCATAGATTCAATAAACATTCCGCTTTATCCTCACATACTTCAATATTTTTCTTCTCAGATAGAAGTCTTTTAACTTCTTGATCTTTCCAATTATTAACATATTCTATGAATTTATTAATGGTCTTTGCTTTAGACTTCTTAATAAAATAGATTAGGTTGGCGCCAACATCTCGTCCTTGAATATTAGCCGGTACCCCCGCCTTTAACAATGCCATACAGTGTTTAATCAAAGGAGCATTAGTTCTAGATAGAATGAAATCTCCTGGCTTAACTGTCTTGAGTAAAAATGCCACATCTAACTCTATAACTTCTCCATCAGGAGAGTCTTTATGCGCCTCAATGTCAGGAACAATTTCTTGGGCAAGCTTTACTACCTTCTTGGGGCAACGATAAGTGACCGACAGTGGAAGCGTCTTTGCCTTAAGCTTATTTATAAAGTTCGGCATAGCTTCGCTATCCGCCCCTCTAAACTGATAGATACTTTGAGCAGGATCGCCTACGGCAATAATTCGACCATCTGGTTTAACAGCAGACATAACCATTGCCATTTGGGCAGCATTTAAGTCTTGAGCTTCATCTACAAAGACCACATCAAATTTACCAACATTAAGTCGATAAACGAATGGGAACCATATCATATCATCAAAATCAATAACTAATTTTTGAGCTTTAGATTTAGCTAATGTTTTAAGAACATGATCAATAAATACATCTCGTGATAAATCAAAAATTTCAATACCAAACCTATCTATTAAATCATCAACCCCTTTAGGAGTATCAAATAAAAATCCTTTACATAAAGATACGCATTTGCAAATACTTTGATTTAATTCCCATAAATCATAGTCTTCACCAATGATACTGGCAACAATCATTCTAGACTTATCTTGCTCTAATACTACATTACCAAAAGCTTGTTTAATAGCTCTAAACCCTAGAGAATGTAATGTAAGAGTATCAACATAAGATGGGGCGCGTTGTTTAAGTTCATCAGCAATGGACTTGTTAAAAGCCACCATAAGTGTCTTTTTACCCCTTGGAATATACTTAAATCCCTCAACAATAGTAGATGTTTTACCTGATCCTGCCCTAGCAATAACTACAGTATGGTCAGTTGCTTTGGCGATATCTCGGAAGATATCCTTCTGATAATCAGACCATTCTCTTTTGGGATTATGTTTAATAATATGAGAATTATCTGGTTTCTTGGGAGGAAATTTGCTAAACTTTTTTGACATTAGGAAATCTTCTTTCTAGTTCAGCAACTATATCAGCCCCGATTTTTTGATTTTCTTCCTGGCGTTTGACATCATCTTTATCGTATTCATTATGCTTTGAAGTTATATCGGGAACACCAGACTTATCTCTTAATAAAATTGCAGCCTCATAAGCAATTTTTAACCAATGAGTTTGTACATCATCAGGAACACAACATATATTGGAGTAATTTTTTGAGACAGGATAAAAGGGTAGTTTATCGCCCTTCCAAACTTTATCACGATAAGACTTTAAAGTATCTTCTTCCTCTTCAGCCTCTGGTAATCCTAAAAGCCGACGAGCTTCTCTTCCAGAATTTTTAGCTCTATCAATTATTTCTTGGAACTCATTCAATTCTTTTGTAGCAGCTTTAAATTCTAAATGATCAGACGGATTAAGCTCAATTAAACAACCATCCAACCAATCGTATCCATTACCAATAACAAAAAATAAATGTTCTAAAATAGAATTACGATTTGGGAAAAGTTCTGGATAATTTTTTTGACATTTTTTGAAAAGCTTATTAGAGGAAAGAATTCCTTTTCTTTTAAAAGTTTCAATCCAATCAATAGCTCGAATCATTGCCTCATCACGAGTTTTACCAGGAGTTAATCCGATGCCAACTTGGTCTTCAAAACCTGGGGCAGTATACTCTTTACCATCTATTTTATGAGTATATTTAATAAAAACTTTACATTGATGAATTGATCCAAATTCCCACGTCATGGCTGAAAATTTGTTATTAATATGACAAACATATTTCTTGTCGTGAGAATCCACTTTCTCCCAAGTATAATTGCCGACTTTTAATCCCGCCATAATTAACTCCTTGGAAAGAAAGATTTTGCAGATCTATTATATAATTGACTATCCAACTCTACAAGTCTATTAAAATCTTCTACCTTATAAAAGGACTTGTCTATTGTCTTCATTCCATATTTGGCGCCAAATAAAGCTCCAACAATGGCTCCCGTAGTGTCGGTGTCTCCACCAGCTTTGATAGCAGCTAAGACTGCATCATAATAATTATCGAACTTAATGAAGCAATACAGCGCCGCCGGGACAGTCTCTCTTACATTGGCTTTAGTTCCCAATACTCGTAAGGCTTGAGCCGGTGTAATGTGTTCTGAATTGATTAATGAGTCCAAACTGAAAATGGTATTCTTAACCTTACTATCTGGCAGATGTTCATAAATTTTATCTAATAAGTTATCTGTATCGTCATTGACGGCATAGTAAGCTGCAACGGCAATAGCGATTGAGCCTGCCTCTGCATCAGGTGATGCGTGGGTAATACTGCTATCAATCTTGCATATTTGCACCAATGATTTGATATCATTACGGAAGTAAACTCCAAATGGAGCCGCTCTCATTGCGGTTCCATTACCTTCGGAACCAGCAATGCCAGATTCACTCCAATGCTTACCGGACTCCAGATTTTGGATAGCCATTAGGGTTGTTCTGCCATAACCTCTTGCTCTACCAGAGACGATCCAATCTACATAACGAGCCGCCAAATCGTCAGGATTGAATCCACTATTATCAATTAAAGACTCTGCTACCATCAGGCTCATTTGGCTATCATCGGTCCATTGACCGGCTTTTAAGCCATGATATTCGCATGGTAAAAAGGTCTTGCCATCCCAATCGACTAAGAGAGGATCATTTACAAGTTTCTTTTCAAATGGCATTCCGAGAGCGTCGCCAATAGCTCCACCTAATAATACATTACTCATATTTTATCTTTCATTTAAAAAGTTTCTTTTTCTTTTGGATCTTGCATTTAATCAATTCATGAATATCTTTGGCGGGGATATTTAATTCAATATCACATTCGGGACAAACTACTTCATATTTCTCCCAACCAGCGTCATGCCAATCGCCACTCTCTCCGCTATAATTGATATCATCAATTACGACCTCCATCTCTGTCTTGCAGTTATAACATTTTAAAGTATAACTCCAAGTTTTAGCATCAATGTCGTGTTTGAGTATTTTCATTTTTAATAATGCCACTCTATAGTTAATTGATCCTTTTTACTATTAAATCTG